GTTGTATCCACGTTAAACCAGCAGCGCCGTTAGGCAGGGATAAAGCAGGGAAACCTAATTCAGACAGTGCGATGGCGTCTAGCTCACCCTCGGTTAGCCATAACGTTCGAGCGTTGGGGTTCATTGCCTGCCAACCGAATAAGATTAACTTAGCGCCAGTGCCGCAAAAGGAGCCTTTGGACGTTCGCTCATAGTTCATGTTCTTGGTCTTGCCGCAGGTAAGCGTGTCGTCGATGCTGTAAAACGGGAAGATCAAGTCCGCTTTTGCATCATTACCAGCCTCGTACAGCTTCCAGCTGTGGCATATCTCTCCTACGTCTCTGAAGCCTCTGCTCTCTAAGTATCTGTGCAGATTTGGGCTTGCCTCGTTAGCAGCTGGCATAATTGGGGTGTTGTATTTTTTTACCGGCGCTTTTAATTTTTTAGCCTGATCGGTATCTCGAATGCCAAACCGCTTTTTGATCCAGTCAATCGAATCGAGCAGTGTGCTGCCGTGTATGGTGCGAACTAGATCAATTACATCTCCATGGTCTCCAGTCGCAAAGTCAGTCCACTTCCCCGCATCAGCGCCGCTCAGATAGCAGCTTAGGCTTCGCCCTTTTTCACCCTTGATGCTGCCGACTTTCCAGCAATCACCTTCCCTGATTCCCTCGGGCAGAAGCTCTAAACAGATTTGATTAACGTGCTGAGCGGCTACGCTTTTTAGCTCGACGATGTCCATTATTACGGGACCATCGCAAGGATCGAAATATCCCAGCTGGATTTTTTAAGCTGCTTGATTTGGTTCCAATCAGGCTGTGGTACGGACTGCCAACCATTGGCAATCGCCATGTCGATGATAGGATCAAAATCGGTATGACCATCCTTGATCAGGGCTTCAAACCGTAACAACCCATTTGCGAGAACACGCTGAGCTGGTTTTCGTTTAGGTGATTTGTAGTTCCACCACTTGTCCCAGGCTGCTTGGCTAACAGCTGCTGGCTTAGCTGAGTTAAGGTCATCTCTCCAAGAACACTTCTTAGTTATATGTTCTTCTGTATAGATAGTACTTCTTTGTATAGCGTTTTCCAGATCTGGGTTTTCAAGATCTGGGTTTTCAAGATGTGGCTCGTCAAAAACTATCCAATCCCAGCGAACGATCTTGCCGTCTGAGTTACTGGTGTTGTCACGCCGAAGATATCCGTGCGATGCTAAATCTTCGGTGATCTTGCTAACCCTCCCCGTGCTAATCCCGAAGTGGGTACTGAGAGCTTTGTTTGTGACTTGCCAATCTTCACGATGAGAGAGCAAATAACTCAACACGCCGAGACTTTCGGGTCGGATGGCTGAGTCTCTTAGGGTAGTGTTACTGATGACAGTGTAATTAGATGTTTTCTTGCTTCGTCGGTAAATCATCAATCCTCCTTGTGGACGCTATATCCTACAAAAAGGTGGCGCATTAAATCAAATATTTTTTAAAGTAAAAAAATACTGTACAAAAAGACAGGTTCAAGTTGCGGAATTTTCTGCTACATTCGATGATCGGATGGCACATTGAAGTGTTGTCCGAAACAAAACATCACAACTGGAGAGAAACATGAACAAGCAAGAAAGAAGTGTCTGGCTCGACGCCAAACTAGGAGAGACAACAAAGCCATTTGGTCGAGCAAGCGCTATTGCCAGTGCGATAGGCGTAAGCCACGCAGTGGCAACGGGATGGATAAACGGAAGCTTACCTCGGGACATAGAAACGGCTTTTGCGTTTTGCGATATGTACGGCATCGACCTAAGAGAGTGGTCAACTGGCAATCAGAAGGAGGCTAGCGGAAGCCATCAGCTGCGCGAACGTTTTGAAAAGATCGTCATCCTCGCCCGAGAGTTTGAGCGCAGCTTAGGCTTTCAGCTTGAAGACGAACAATTTGTGCTGGCTATGTCTTTAGTGGAAGACGAAATACTTGATGGCAACGTGAACGTCAGCAGCAAAGTAAAAAAATGGGGACAGATATTCAGCTTTAGCCAAAAAAATTAAATAGATCACGGATAGATCGATAACAACAAGAGGACTGATTGATGACGGAGAGCGAAATGAGGCTCGCAATTGCGAAATGGGTATTAAAACGAAACCCTTCAAGCAGAAAGCAAAAGACACGCAGTAAAGCGCGAATGATAAAGAGCATGGTGGAGACAACGAAAGGTTTTAACACTTTCGATATTGACCAAAACACCTACAAAATAACGAGAATTTGCCCTAACTTGATAGACAGTTTTCCTTTTCTGTTTGACACCATAGGTCTCGGATCGAGCATTCGCGATTTTAGTAGTTTCTTTGACCTGTACAGTCTCGACAAATACCGTAAACGTTTTAAAGAAATGTTAACGGATGAGTCGGCTGAAGCTGTGGTCTTGTGTCATATGCAATATGAAGATGTGACGTGGGTGCTAAAGATGTGGCGGCTCGATAAGAGCACAATACGGACGATGTATGTGAGAGATCTTCGGGATAGTAGCGTTTCAAGATTGCTGTTAGAGGGTAGGTATTAAATTATCCTGCTACAGTTGCAAAGTGACATCTGAGGATGCATAATCACCTCTTCTACATGGAATTGGTGATTATGAAATGCTTTCAGCACACGATATTTTTGTTTCAGCCTACGCAGACCCCGTCGCGGATCTCGTCAAAGAACCCACCGGTAAACTTCGCTTCATCCCCTGGATGGACGCACATCTAGCGTTTTCGCGTCTGTTTCCAGATTACGAATATGAGTACCTAACTAACGAGGCTGGTCAGTCTTGTTTTTATTTTCAGGATGGGACGGCAGAAGTACGGTGCAAGATGACAGTCGGGCAGCTGACCAGAACAGTTAGCCTGCCAATTCACCGTAACGGCAAAGCCATCCAGAACCCCAGCGCATTCGAGATCAACACGGCTAAGCAGCGATGTCGAGTTAAGGCTTATGCGGACTTTGGTTGGGGGTCAAGACTGTGGACGGACGATCTGGATGAGGATGAGAAAGGGGTCTTGCCAGAGGCAATGGACGATAGCTTTCCTTTCGCGCAACCAGCAGTTGAAGCGGACCAGAGAGATGAGCTGTGGGCAAGCTTAGGTTTTCCGCAGAAGACTCAGGCAGAAAACAAAAAGCTTATTCAGCAGTATAAAAACGCGCTGCGGACTAGAGGCTTAGAGGATGACTCAGAAGCCCGAGTGGCGGCGGTGCGATCATGACCATCAGACCCTTTGGCGATTCAACGAACATGCAGCAGGGCGGTCTTGGCTGGCTCAGGGCGCGTGCAGGTAAGCTAACCGGAACAGACGCAGCAATCCCTGAAGAAAAAAATCCTTTTAAAACTAAAGACCAGTGGGTACGAGAAAAAGTACGCTCATTGCACGGCGCCGCTACAGGTGAAGACCTCAACGAATTTGTAATGAACGATGCGGTACGGCACGGCAGTGCAATGGAAAGTACGGCAATCCGCTGGTACGAGAAAGAGTATGGCTTCAAGATTGCCGAAACAGGCTTAGTTACCCACCCTGTTTACGGCTGGATGGCAGCTTCACCTGACGGATTGAAAGGCGTCAGCAGCGGCATCGAAGTCAAATGCCCCTTCTGGGCTAGAACGCCATACGGCGTTTACAGCAAACCTTACTATTTGTGGCAGTGCCACATGGTCATGGTGGTTTGTGATCTGGAAGACCTGGTCTTCATTTGTTACTTGCAAAAGTCCCCGAAAGACGCCCCGCAAACTATTGTAGAAACCGTCAAGCGAGATCGGAATTGGCTGAAAGAAGAAGTTCCAAGCGCATTCTTGCCAACGCCATCCAAAGGCAAGCTGTCACGGCTAGACCTGTTTCATGCTTGGTTCAATCACATTCAAGATGAGTTTCAAGATCCCGTCAAACGACAGGCTCATTTAGATCCCGTCAAAGCTGACGCTGCTCTGATCTTAGACGACTCTGACCTGAACAAATTGCACGAGCTGCAAGTCCGATTAATGACAGTTACCGGAAGAATATCTGGCGATCTTGAGGTTATTGATCTCATTAAAAAGCAGAGCGATGAACTCAAGAAGGTTATTGCAGACAGGCATAAAGGCTCGGTCACCAACGGATCTACAACTGTATCGGTTATCGATAAACGAGCACAAATAGACTTCAGAAAAGCCTTCGAGTATCTCGGAGGAGAAGAACAGGTGTTAGAAAAAGGCGCGTCTATTGAGGACTTCCGCAAGGAAACTGGCACCAGACAAATCTTAATCAAGCAAGGAGGAGAGTGAAATGCAGGAATTTGAAACTAAGCCTAACCAAGGCAGGGCGTGGGAAACAAGCCAAGAGCAGAAGGTTGAAAAGCATGAGTTCTTGAGCAAGTACGACTGGTACAACCCCCTATCTAAAGAAGAGAAGCAGGGGTTGATTCCGTTGTGGAAAGGCTTCGTTGAGCCTGAGATCGACGGCGTTGTGAGGAAGCTTGGTATTGAGATCTGCCAAAACACGACCAAATCGGGTAAGCCGCAATTGACAATGAAGACCTGGGTCATGGCGCCATCAAGTCAAGGATCAAGCGCGTCTGGAAGGTCTTCGACTGAACAGAATGCAGATCCATTCGCAGATATTTTTTAATAAACAGAGGAGAGGAAAGTGTTACGGATTACGAGAGCGGCAGACACCGTGCTTTATGGTGGCTACAACCTCGATCCGGAGAATCTAGAGTCAACTGCCGACCACACCTTTTGGGTGAGGAAGGTCAGTGAACTTAGACATGGTGGGTCAGCGATGGTCCACGTTCGCACAAAAACAGGGGTCTCCGACCGAGTGGTATTAATCAACGACCAGCTTCCTTTCACGTTAGACGATGAGATCAGAATCAACCTGATGGATATCCACCTTGACGTGAAAGAGGCTAAACCTTACTGCGAAGTTTGCGGTAGAGGCTCCAAGAACAAAAGAAAAATGGTTCCGCAGGCAAAACTGGGACTCACCGCCCCGAGAAGCTATAGCTGGATCCGCGACGACGCAACATGGAGAAAATCAAAATGAGTGAGCAGCAAGAGAGAGACCCAATAGTGGTAATTCAAGGCGACCAGTATCGTTTTAATGAGATGAGCGAGGATGCGAAACAGAAGCTGGTTGTTTGCCAGAACTTGAGCAACAGCATTCGTATTACGACTGATTTAGTCTCGGCAAGCCAAGCTACGCTAGAAGTATATATCGCAGATTTGGTCACAGTAATGCCGCCTAGGCTAGATGTTCCGGATCCGACTCCAGATGCGCCAGTCGTTTTTGATGACTAAGCCAAGGCTGCTCTAGCCTTGTGAGCTGGTGTGCTGTCAGCCAGTGGCTACAAATGGCGGCACTAAAATGCCAATGGTTGTGTGTGTTTGGCTCCCTTACCAGACAGAAGCATGCGACCTACTTCGGACAAGACTGATCCACTTGAGGCAACAACGGATCATCCCCTAGGCAAGAGGGGTTATGGGGCGCTAAGATGTTTAGCGCGTGGATTGTGTCCTCAAACAAGGAGGATGTATGTCAGAACGTCGTTTTGATACAGCAGTAGATTTTTATTTAAGTGCACCAACAAAGAAAGGAGGCAATAAAAAAGCTAGATCATTTTCAACACCTTTAAATTTCATGCTAAAGCGGTGGGGAGACTGGGATATAGAGTCTATAAATGACTTCGAGGTCACCAAGCTAGAGAAAGACTTGCGATCTGGTAACAGTCCAAGTGGTCGAAAGCTCACTCAACACGGCATCAACTCATATCTAGCAGCTCTAAAAGCTGTGATGAGATATGCGAAGTCGAAGATGAGCATGAAATTTGAGATGCCCGATTTCGATGGAAGGATACCCAAGCAAGAACCAAGGTCGGAATTTCTAAGCCCTGAACAGGCAAGGGATTTTTTAAGAGCATTAGACCCGTTGCGGCGAGATCTCTTTAAATTTGCTTTGATGGTAGGCGCTAGGAAGGAAAACTGTAGAACCTTAACTTGGAATCATCTGGATGACGCCTTCGAAAATGTGCAGTGGAGATCAAGCGAAACAAAAAACAAGAAACCTTTAAGAGTTCCGCTGAATGCGGACGCTAGAGAATTGATGCAGTCCCGTTGGGATCAGAAATTAAAGCTCGAGCGATCTAATAGGAGTCTGAAAGGTCAAATTGAGAATGTGTTTTTTCAGCAAAATGGCAAGCCACTTGCGTCAGATAGCATAACCAATAAGACTTTTCACCGAGCGAGACAGGCGGCAGGCATTCCGGAAGGGGTTGTTTTCCACACATCTCGACATTGTTTTGCGAGTTGGCACATTGAAGCGGGAACCAGTTTGCCCGAGCTGAAGGATCTTGGTGGCTGGAGTGATTTGAAGAGCATTGAACACTATCTTCATTTCGCTACTGAGCACCAGAAAAAAGCTACGAGCAGGCTGGAAGGGCGTTTAAACATCTAGAATTGAGATGCCTGTACCTTTATGCAGGTACAGGCTCTCAAAACGAGAAAAACAGGTAGGATTTGGAGTCTAACCTATTGATAAACAACAAAATGGAGCGGGAAACCAGGTTCGAACTGGCGACCTGTACCTTGGCAAGGTACTTGTCATGATTTTTTTAATAATGTTATGTTTATCAATAACTTACGACACATTCCACGCAGGATTCTAGGAAGCTACCTGTACCTTTCTCAGAGATGTGATTTTACAGTTAAGAGAGTACAGGACACTCTGATGTCGCCCAACTTGCCCGTTGACCCAGGCATTGGGGTGTCCGCTTTAACTTGGAATGCGTATGTTTTGGATTGCAGCAAGAGCCGTAACAAAAGCCTTAACAGGGCTGACGCTTATCCCTGCAATTTTTTTCGTCGCGTTGTTTGTCTGGATGTGGCTGTTGTTCGACAGTTGCAGTGAGAAGGTTTATACAACGTCTAAACGAACTCCCTAATCCTTATCCGTTAATTCCATCTTTGTTTCAATTTGAGCAAGTTTGATTTCAATTGCTCTTACCCGCTCAATCGTATCCTGAACTTCTTGTGGCGGCTTGAAGGCGTCAATCCAGCTGTCATTTTCCTCCACCTCGATCAGCAGCATGGCTGTCTGATACTCGATACTGGTTAGCCGAGTCTCAACCGCAAAATAGGCTGTCGTAGCGATCACCGTTATCGCCAGCAAGCTTATTAACGACTTGAGGGGGATATTCAGTTCAGTGTTTTCGTTTACGTCAGCCATTCT